CGCATATTTCATAATGATGATCTTGTGTGTCGTGATAACCGACGGTATAGTGGGACATGATAGTTTCAACTCCACGTTATATCACTAATTATAACTCGGTTACATTTTATATGTTATTATCGTCTTGATATGACAACATCTCCCTCACCATCATCCTCGTCTTCATCTTCTAACTCTTCAATTCTATTTTTTAATTCTTTATGTAGTTCATCTTTTGGTTCTTCATCACCAAATTTAACTACCATTAATTCATCACCAGGTTTTACCTCCATCATTTCTGGATGAGGTATTTTTGTAATAGTTTTTTTCCCTTCAATTACTCCGTAATTTGTTGTAGCAGAAAACCCATTTAACATAAGACGAATTGCATATATTAAAGTTATCACCCAACAAACTACAAAAATTGTTACCATTCATCTAAAACCTGATTGTAATATCTTTTGTATAGGAACTTGCCTTATCTTATCTATAACATCACCTTCTACTCTATCAACGATCTTATCAAGAACATCTATATCAATATGCATAAAAGGTGGAATGATACCAAGTAAACGAAGTAAACCATCTACAAACAATGAAAGAGCAGTGAATCCAAGAATCATAGAGATAACGGTTGCATCACGATTGTGCTTTGCCATTGATGCTGCATCAATCCTTCTTGCTTCTTCTACTGCTTCTTCTACTGCTTCCGCTATCATTACATCCACTTCGTCTTTCGTATATGCTACTTGACGTATCTTTTCTTCTGTCATGCCTGATCCAATGTCCGTGAAAGGGAACTCTTTTATTATTGTTTCTACCATTTATCTTCGTTTGTAGTATGCTTTATAATAAGAGACCACTCCATTTGTAGTTACTTGAGTTTCACACCAACTGTCAGCACAAGAATAAATTCCACTATTGTTTGAATCATCACCAAATTCTTTAAGTAAGATTGATAATACTCTTTGTCTTAAATTAAGTTTTTCTTCTAGTTTCATTTTGTAATGTTACAATAACCTTGTTCACATAGTTGTTCTAATTTTTTTATAAGATGAGTATACTCATCCCACAAATATTCAGAACTTGTTTGATCTCTGTATAATTTACAAGCAGTTATAGCACGTGCTACATCTGATTCATTTAGTCTCATATGTTTATAGTATTACACTATAATTATAACGAACTAAATTATACATGCAAATATTCTAGCAAAAATGTCAGGGTTCGTCAACTTCAAAAGATTGCATTTCTGTGTAATTATATTCAGACATCATTGCAAACAACCTGTTTCTAAGGTATTTTAAGTATTCTAATTCTTCTATTGGTCTAACAGGAGGACCAGGAAACATTTCTATATGACTACAAACAATATTATAAAGCATGCGGACTTCCTCAATTCTCATTGAGTATTGACAAAACCAATCTCCTTCTTCTTTAGGATATGGTTCTTGGTTTTCGCCATCGTCAGTGATCATGACTTAGCGTTTACCTCCATTCATTTGTTTGAGCATCTTCTGTAACTCTGACGTAGAACCTACAAACATAGCATTGTTTGTAATATTTTTAGGACCTTTCTTTTCTTCGTCTAGATCTTTGACTTTCTTTTGGAGATCCATAAGTTTGTCAGTCATGTCTGCTACCTGTTTCATGGCGTTTGTAGCAACTTCATATGCTCTTGGATGCCCTGACTCCTGTGCAACCTCTAACGCTCCTTGTACCGCTTCCTGACCCTGATCTATAAGTCTATAGAGTTCTGCTCTCGTATACTCATAGTCTTTTTCCCTATCTTCTGCGACATCATTTGATAGTTGTTTCTTTTTTTCTGGTTTTTCAGATACATCAATATCCAATATATCTTCCATGTTTTCTTCTAAACTTTTCATAAGAATGACATCCCTTCATTAAATCCAAAGTCATCATCAGCAGTTACTAATGCATCATCAGCAGCAGTAACTTGACCATCTTGGTTGATGTCTGTTTTTGCTTTGGGTGTGTAAGATAGTTCAACGTGTCTCTTATTAACATTAGTATCACCGATAGTTTCAATAATACGAGACTTACGAATAACATCTGCCTTGGTGTAAGGACCGTAGATGTAAGACTTAGCGGTAAACTGCATTGTATAGGTTATACTACGTCTTGTACTAAAGTCATCTTCCCAATCATCATCAAAATCTACACTATTCAATACAACAGCAACATCTCTAACTTCATCCATATCAGGGATAAATTTTAAACTCATACTGAATGAAGGTTGAAAGAAAGGAAGTATCTGTTCTAATATTTGTAATCCATCATCTTGAGATTTACAAAGAATACCAACTTCAAATGAAATATTATATGGTACAGGTACATATTGAGTTCTCACTTCATTACCGTTATCATTAATAACAGTTTTATATTTTTGTGTGGCAGGTGTTTTTCTTGCAGCATCGTAATCAATACCAGTCATTTCAAAATAAATTCGTGGTAAAGTAATTGCTACTTTTCTACCATCAGTAGGGTTACCTTGCAGTCTGTATAAGAATTTTTGTTTAGGACCGTAGGCAAGAGGAACTTTCTCTGTCTCAATAACTTGACCATCAACTGTTTTTTTGAGTTCAATGTTATTAAAAAGAGTACCAAATGCAACAACAGTTTTTCTAACTGCTTGATTATAAAATTGTGTTCCTAACATCAGAAGCTACCTGTATAATTACCAAATTCACCAAATGGGTTTGTTTCTCCCCAATCAATTAATTCATCTGCACCTTCTTCAATCGCTTGATTTTGATCATATTCAGTGCTCTGATTATCAATTGTAGAGAATGTCCCTAATGTATATATGGCGTTAGATTCAACCCCTCTAATCATATCACCATCAATAAAGTTACCTGTGCGGTTCATAACTTCAAGTGTATATGTTACGCCATTCCAATCAGCAACCTCAGCAATCGTAGCACTCATTAGATCATATAAAATTGCTTGTCCACCACTTGTAGTAGTATCTTCCCATGCATTAATAATATATTTTACGTTAGTAGAATCATAATAGAAGAAACCAGGTGTAGTTGTTGGAGTTGTTCCATTGAATTGATAAACATAACAAATACGTTTATCTTCAAACTTCCAATAGAAATATTTTTTCTGTGTAGTAGTAGCAAACACAGGATCAAAACCACCACTACCAGTTACAGTAATAACTTTATTAGATGAAGTCCATGTTCTTCCTGCACCTTGTGCAGTAAATCCACCTATAACTACATGCTCATCATTAAGGAATTGAATTGCTTCTGGTGGTGCGTCAATAGTTATTGTTGGAGGATTTACATTTGTTGAATCATATCCGCTACCACCATTGACAATATTAAGAGTAACAACACCACCATCCATTATAGATGTTGTAATAATTCCTCCAGACCCGTTACCAGCATTACCAATAGTAACATTTGGTGGAGTATTATATCCTGTACCAGCAAGTGTTACAGTTGCTTGTGATATAGCACCACTAGAATCTACTTCAAGAGTTCCAGTTGCTGTTTGTCTAGTAGTAAGAGAAAGATTTAATGTTGTAATATTACTAAACTGTCTTTCTACATCATCAATCTCATCAATACCTGTATCAAACTTATCAGCACCTTGCTCATATATCTCAGCAGTGAGTTGATAAAAATATTGTTTACCTAACTGAAAAAAGGGATTCTCTCTTTCTACATATTTGATTTCATAGAGATCCTCTGTCAATGGAAAATATATTAAGTCTCCTTCATTAGGTCTACCATCTACAGCAAGACTCAACGCAGGATTAGCAGACTGTTCCCATCTTCTTCTTGATACAACAAAGGTTATCTCATCAGTTATTCTTAAACCAAACTTACTTACAAACTCAGCACCTGCACCAAAACCTTCTACATTCACAAGGAACATCTCTATCATATAACTCTGATTAAATTCAGATTGTATAACTTCTCCTAACGTCTTGTCTTTCAGATGCACTCTAGGAATATAAAACACATCAGATCCAAACAACTTGATTTGTTCATCAACCAAGTCTTGTACAAGATTCTGTTCGGTGGCAACACCACCGTGTTGAGGAAAGTATACTTTTTTCATCCGATCATGTCAAATGGTGGTAATTCGTATGTAGAGAATGACTTTTCTTCTATTTCAGCAATTTCTTTTTGAGCATCTTCAAAGATTTCTCTACCATTAATGGCAACTCCACCAGGAAGTTGGATACCATTAAACTTAATTAGGTTCTGACCCCACTGTCTTTTGATAAGAGCAGTAGTATATTTCTTTAAGAAAATGTCACTATAAACTTGAGTATATGTATCAGGATCTAATGCTCTATGACATTCAACAATGATATGTACATCTTCATCTAACATGTCCTTACCAACATCAATATAAAGTCTGTCTTGTCTCATGTTAAATCTAAACTGAACAAAAGCACCATTGTTCAGAACCATATCCATAGTTTCCATCCAAGTCTTAACCATATAATAGTTAAGAAAGTCTAGAGATCCTACAGCATATAGATCATTCAAAAATATCTGATACTCAATACCAAACAAATTATTTCTAATTGCATTACTAGCAAGACCAAATACTTTAGTCACACCAACTACGTCCGCAGGTAACTCAAGGTATCTATCCCTAACTTCCCATTTTGTACCACTAGCTAGAGTGGTTGTTGTATTCTGTGTTTCAAATTTTGTCTCATCAGCAGCTGTAAATAGATGCTTCATATAAGC